TCCTCCACATTGTCATCATTGAGAAGTTTGAGATTGAGTTCTGTATCCACACTCCTGATGAAGTTGGTGACTGCGTCCCGGAATGTCGTCTCAAAGTTCTCGTCGATAGTGCCCGTGATATTCGTGGTGGCAGGAGCCACCGGGGGAGCAGCGAGTTCGGTGACGGGGGCAGTGTACCTAGATCTACGAGGAGCGAACGCGTCAAGCGATGTCATGACGCCCGCATCTATGGCGACGGTGGGTGCAGGGACGGCTGTTCCAGTGGTAGCGGGAGCAGGAGCTGCAGCAGGAGCAGGAGCAGGAGCTGGAGCGGCGGGAGCTACGTTCGGATTGAAGGCGTCTAGGGAAGCAGCGACCTCGGGAGCTATAGCGGGAGCTGGGACAGGAGGGACAACTTCACCCTGGACTAGGGGGGTATTGAAGACGGGGGCAACGGGGGATCCGAGAGTTCCGCGTTCAGTCAACAATCCTAGGCGTTCTTCGGCGGCTGCACGTGCAGCTAGACCTTCGGGGGTGGGAGCAAGAGGGTTCACGAGCTGAAGAGGAGCAGGAGCAGGAGCGGGAGCAGGAGCAGGAGCGGGGGCGGGAGAGGGAGCGGGAGCGGGAGCCTCCTCTGTATTCTGCTGAATGAGGGAACGAGATGCACTTGCAGAATTGGGTAGACGCTGTCCTTCCGGTGTACCACGCATTGGATTGGTAGCGACGAGACTACGACTGGCTTCCTGGTGCTGTAGAGCCGTATTCACCGGAGGCTGAGGAGCGTTTGCTGGAGCCGCTGCCTGTCCAGCCATTGCACCAACTGCTCCGGGAGCGACCGAAACCGGCTTGGGCGAGACATACCGGGGATCCTTCGTCGCCTTACGGACTTCCTCCAAATTTGCAGCCGAAGCAGCTAAACCTTCATCAACCTTCTGTTCGTCCTTTGCCCAGAGTGCGAGATCTGCGTCTGCTTCGGTGGCATCAGCCTTAGCCTTGATTAGATCCTTGGCTATCTGAACCGATGTCTTAGCCAGAGCCTCCTTCCTCTTATTCGTTGACTTATCGCCCTTGGCAACTTCCTTGTCCAGGGTATCCTTAGCAGCAGCCGCGTCCTTCTCTAGTTTCGCGACCTTGTCGTTCGCCGCCTTTGCAGCGTCCCTGTTCTCCTTTAGTGTGGACTTGTACTTGCCGTGTGCCTTCTTCACCCGCTCGTGATCCTTCTCGGCTGCATCCAGTACCTTCTTTGCAGTCGCTTCCCACTTCTTCTTGACATCGGCTGCCATCTTCTTCATTTGTTGGGCTTCATTGATGAGCTGTAGCCGCCGCTGGGGTGACACATCTCCCGCTCCAGCAATATCTGCCTCAGCCCTGTCACGCCTAGCCTCTATCCTGATAAGATCCGATGCCTGCTGGGACATATTTCGTACCAACTGCTCGTTCTCACTGATCTTCTCTTGAGGTGGGGGAGGAGACGCAGACCGAGCGGCTAAAGATGCTACGTCCGCAGGGGTGGCACCTACTTCCGTGGTGAAAGGAGACGGGAGTTCGGGAGGTGGTGGGGGCGAAGAACTACGAGCAGCCATGGCTCCTACAGCATCGGGGTTGATATTTACTTCTGTTGACGTAGCCGGAGCAGCCGGAGCCGGAGCCGGAGCTGTGGGCGGAGCAGCCGGAGCCGTGGGCGGAGGAGCAGGAGCAGGGGCAAGTACTGGGGTCTCAGGTGGCACCACTGGCACCACAATGGTTCCCACCGGAGCGGCTCCAAGTGTTCCAGTAAGTACCGATACCATCTCAAATCCCCTCTGTAATGTGATATCTCCGCGTCCCTTGATCTTTGCAACGACAGGCGATACCAGAAAACCGTGAAGAGCGACACGGTGATCTTTCTTTCCAACTGGTCCTACGTAAAAATTATTGAATGCCGAGGAAGAAGGGCTGAATGTGATTTCGGGAATTGAGCTCTTGAGATTGAATGTGATCGCCTGTTCGGACGGCACATCGCGGGGTTTCAGAAGGGGGCTGGTAGGTGGGAGAATTGTGGGAGACGACGATGAAACAACCTTGGGATCATCCAGAAATTTCTCGACATCGGACGCAAAGTGAAAGAGCGGGATTTCCATGTCGGAGTACGCTCCCACAATCGTCTCATCTGGCTTGACAGTTGTACCGTCTCCACGCTTGAGCACCTTCTTTTCGGCACGAGTACGTTCGCGTGAAGCAGTCTTTATTGATTCAATTTTGGGAGTGGCAGTGTCAGAGCCCATAAGCTGCATGGACGGCTTGAGAACGTCTCCATCGCGTGACAGAACAAAGTGGTGGGCAATCACATCGGGAGGCGTGACGTTGTCAGTTAAGTGTATAAATCCGAAATCGTCACCGACTGGCGGGGTTCCAGGTGCCACTGGAGCAGGGTTCTCGGATGGAGTGGGAGAAGCTGGAGCTGGAGCTGGAGCTGGAGCTGGAGCTGGAGCTGGAGCTGGAGCTGGAGCTGGAGCTGCCTCTGACGGTTTCGGAACATCTTTATGGAAGTTCTTGGCAATCTTGATGGCTTCATCGTAGGGCAGAGAATACTCTCCAGCGGGACCATGCACGGTCTCAAAGTGGTTCTGGTTATCGTTGTAGAGGACGTATACTGGTTCCCCCGCCTTTCCTTCCAGAACACTTGCCTCCTTCTGTCCCGGGAGTTTCTCGTCGGTCTTCAGAATACCTGCCTGCGTCGCCCCCGAAGTCTTAGCCACAATCAAAAAGTTGAGACCATGCTGCTTGGCGAACTTCTCAAGCTCGGGTGTCTCAAGGTATGTCTGATTCGCAGCAATACGCTTGGCTTCTTCGTCTGTAAGTCCCTCGGTCTTGGAAAAAAGACCATCGCGTCGGAAGTTGGATGCGATCGCGTTTCGCACCCCCAGAGGCTGCTTACGGAAGGTCGGGCTGATCGCAGCAAGCATTGAATGAATGAGGCAGTCAAAGTCCGTAGAGGGCACATTTACGCGGGACCATCCCGTAAGTTCAGGAGGAAACTCTAGTTTAGCTACATCGGTCATCGTATCGGCAGGCTGAGTATCCAGACCTGGCTGGCTCATTACGGACTTCTCGATCTCGGCAGCACCCGACGCTGCCGCTACATCTGATTTCGCGGTCTCAGCCACGGCCTTCTTAGCCTTCGCAGCACGAGCCTTCAAGTTCTCGATTCCCATAGCACCTGTAGCAGGGAGAGCCTTAGATATATCGGAATCAGAGTTTCGACGTGAAGCCACAGCTTTCTTAGCACGTTTTGCTCGAATACCAAGATTCTGAGAAGCAGCAGCCGCAGTTAGAGATATTTTGGCACCGCCTTCACTCATTATACTTGGGTAAGAAATGAGGTCGGTGGCGTTTTCGGTAATTCGCAATGTGGAGTTTGGCACCGCAGTAGTATGCCCTGTAGCACTCTACTGCATCTCCCGCCTCCTTGAACTCTGGGGGCATGGCACATCGCGGCGGTGTCATTCCTTTGGACGCCAGACCAGAAGGGTAGACTGCTGCCAGCCAGTCAAGGTGCTTCTCGCAGGCGTGGATGCGATCGGAACCGTAGCGGTATGCATACTCCGCGAGGAGTTCCCGAGTCAGCTGAATGAGCCACCGATAATTATCGAGTGATTCGCACAGCCAAATTTCAGAGGGGTGTTTGCGGTGAGTGGGTTTGTATCCGCCCCCTGGGGCACAGTCAATGTAAGGCGGAGGAGCGGGGTCGGAATGGATCCAGTGGCAGGTGTAGAGCAGTTGACAAGATTCCACAATCATCTTGACAACATGTTTATCACAGTGATACTTGGCACATTTGCGGGGATTCCAATGGAGGAAGAAGATGTTCATTTTAGGATGATCTTAAGCTGTCTTGCTCTCTGTTGAATTCGTTTTGGTGGGAATGGGTGCCGGGGCAGGTGCAGGTGCAGGTGCAGGTGCCGGGGCAGGTGCAGGTGTGACAATCTCGGTGAAACGAGTCTCAGACTTGTCTTTGGGGAGACCACGATAGACCATATCAAGCTTCAGTTTTAGTAAGTCAGTACGACGCGATGGCATTCCGATTATTACATATCAATACGATTTCGCACTGCGTTGTGGAACGAGTTTTCCTTGAACGGAATGTCTTTGCGTGTCGCTTCGGCTTCAATAATGTATTTGGTTGACGTATACTGCGTGGACAGAAAGAAGATAAACACCCCTGCGACGAGAAGGAAGATGAGGACGTTGAACCACCAAGATCCGTGGAGATTCTGGATGTTTTTGGATTGGAGAAGATTATTTTGAACGCGAAGAAGCGTGCTATCGTCAACGAGACGCATAATTGTTTTTCCGCTATACATAATGATCGCCGCTTTAACCGCTGGATCCGCAGTCTGCTGTTTCGGTGTAGCGTATGCCAGCCATATGATGCTCCCAGTGAAACCCGTAACCCCCGCGGAAATTCTTAAAAACCAGTCGACATTGAATACCGTAAACTTACTCACATTCAATGAACTGAAAGATCGCCCTCTTCAGGAACTCATCAATGCATACACGTCCGGACGTGCAAATCTCCAGGACGTCATGATGGTCACCGCCGAGCGTTCCACTCTGAACCAATCCTACGTCGCCATCGCCAAAAAGATTCCGACGCTCCCCGCCGAGTCAACAGAACGGGGACAGTACGAGTTTCTCAAAAAGGCGGCAGACGACCATTTCACCGGATTTATTCCTCCTCCAGCTCCGCCCACGGCTCCGACTCCTCCGCCCACGGCTCCGACTCCTCCGCCAGCGGCTACGCCTCCGACTCCCCAGACCCCGCTTTTGCCAGCGGCATCGAGTCGCGAGCTGTCGTTTTCTCCTGTTCACGCACGCACTCCAGCAAGACAGACACCCAGGGGTGGACGTCACCGACGATCTTCAGTCTCCGAATAGACCCCGGATTCGCCACAATCGCACGCACAATCTCTAGTTGCTCTAGATGCGTAGGATTGCGAATATCCACTTCCAACTGCCCATACAGAAGCGAAGACAGGGCATCCCCAATTTCCATATTATACTTATGCTACACTCGTCAGGCTCTGCGTATACGGGTTCGAACGGAAAGCGTCCAGGATGCCCGGATCCATATTCCTGATCTGCTGATCCTGAGGCAGGGGCTCGTTGAAGCGGTATGTTCCCTGCTGCTGCACCGATGCACCCGTTGTCACAACGTTGGCAGGATCCACGAACTGACGGATATTGATCATCATGTCCTCGTCCTTGTTGACTTTCACCGCACCCATCTGTCCTTCGCCCATATTCACCTGGATGTTTCCAGGGGGCGTGTAGTTTGTCATCGTTGACATTTCGCGACCAGGGTTTGTGTAGGCTACGAGGTACTGATCTGTGAGGTACGTTCCCTCGTTCGCCGCACCCGCACCTCCACCAGGTCCCTGCCACTCGCCCACCGTCAGCTTCATGAACTCCTCGAACGGCTCAGTGAATGCCCGTATGTAATTGGCAAACGTGAACGCCGCACCGCCCGTTCCGTAATACTCGATGTTCGTGCTCTCACGCTGCTGTTCTTTCAACATCTGCTGGGGGAAGGAGGCGGGTGCTACCTGGGCACCGGCAGTCGTGTTCAGGTACAGCAGCTGCCCCTTGTCATCGGATAGTACCTGGAATGTATCGGGACGATTCTTGTTCACAGGAGCCTGGAGACCAGGCTGGGTCACAAAGTGAGATCCAGGGATCACGGGCGAGTCATACGAAAGCTTTGGCTTGTTCGCCGTACGCCTCTCATCGGTTGTACGCGGCTTGGCGAACTCCTGAGTAGCATTGAACTGCTGGTACCCTCCAGAACCGAGATTATTGTATCCATCATTGATTCCCGGTGCGACACGGACTTGCTCGATCGGCGATACGTTGTTCATGTTCATTCCAGCAACCATACGAGATTGGTAGAAATCAGACTCGTTCTGGTTACCGAACGGTAACCCTTGTCCAGGAACCACGTCGTAGAATGACGAGACTTCACGCTTCTGAAAATAGTCCGAACCGGTTCCGGCATACGAGTCTAGAATAGAAGAGTTTGCCGCCGCCCGTGTGTTCTGAGTCACCCTGGCACCAAAGAATGGCACCATGTTGTTGTGCCCCTTGTTGTCCTGGGAGTACGCCACACTGTCATTCTGGGCAATCGCAGAATTCTGCGAGCTGTTGATATCCGTGAACCCCTCCCGTATAACCAGGGGGGATTCCTCCTTGTATTGGGTAGCTAGGATATAGCCTAGCAATCCGACACCAGTAAAAAGGGCAACTTCAATCATGGTGCTATTACTTATTGGGGTAGTGAAAATTCGTGGAGGTCATAACTCGGGACGGAGCACGCGTGTTCTTGAAATACTCAAACGGCGGAATCACATGTTCCTGTGGACGGTAAAGGAGCCATTGGAAGTTATTGGGCTGGAGGCGTTCGCGGGCGAGCGGGACGTTGAACGAACCCACAAACGGCGTACGTGGTGGGGCGTCCTGGGCGTTGACAGGCGTTTGGAATGTCCAACGAGACTGGAGGACATGGGCATCATCGGGATTCCACGTGCTCATCCTTACTTACTTATAACCCGCTGACAAAATTTGATGCTGACGACCCCAGCTGGTTGAATGTATCGGTCAGAATACCCATCGGATTTGTTCCTGTTGTCCCGGTCGTGCTAGAAGAGGTGCTCGCAGACGGAGGAGCCTGGGTCACCGATCCCGCAGCCGCGGATGCTGCTGTCGTTGATGTTGATGTAGAAGACGATGGGGTTGTTGTCTGCGAAGTCGAGGGCTGTGTTGCCCCCGGAACTGGAGATGCCGTGGGGGTAGACGTCTGCGATGCCTCAATATTCCCCATCGGATTCTCCGACCACATTTTCTGGTTGAAAGGCTGGACAACGAAGGATGACAGATTCTTCTTGAGCATCTCGAGAATCTTATCGATCGCAGGATCTGTCGAAGGAATCGTACCAGAAGGCTTGGAGGGACGAATACCATAACAGTTGACTCCGAACTTCGTCTTGGGGTCAAAGTATCCCCCGTTCACTCCAGGGCGACCGCACTTGATACGATTCTGCGGATTCGTGTCCTTCTGCATCTTCTCCCATGTCGCCTTCTGGGTAGGGAACAGGGCAATTCCGCCTTCCGACCATCCGTACCCGCACCACTCTGCACCCGCATTGTACGCCTGCTCGACTTGGGCGTAGGACGCGATCTCGGCACCGTAAGCCTTGCACACCATTGATGCCTGATCGTATGTGAACTTATTGTCTGACACGTAGAACACTTCAGTGGGAATTGGAGCGGGAGCAGATGCTACTTTCTGACCTGCAAATGGGTCAACGTTATAAGTAACATCAAGTTCCCGAGGCTCTAGTTTGAACGTCACGAACCCGAAATAGTAAAGCACAAACGAGATGGCTGCGATCAAAATACTGAATGCCGTGAAGGCAACAAAGTCCGTAACTGCGAGCATCATCATGACAACGACGACAATAACTCCGGACACAAGTGTCAGGATTATCGGGAGGTCGGGTTGACTCATTAGTTTTCATATAGGAAATAAAGCAGGACTCGCATCGTACGATCGACAGGGAACTTCTTGGAATCCATCTCTCGCACGTTCGTATCGTCTAAGACATACCA